AGCAAGATACGGATTTTAAAAAGGATAAAAAATGGCAAGTTCAATAATAAGTTCAACAATAGATGCAGCATATCCTGTAGCAGGTGTCGATAACGATACCCAAGGATTCCGTGATAATTTCCAAATTATAAAAGACGGATTGACTACAGCAGCAAGTGAAATTACATCACTGCAAAATAGTACTGCAAAGTTAGATGAAACAAACGATTTTAACGGTACAAACATTACCGATGCAAACTTTATTTTGAATACTGAACAATATCATAATATTGGAACAGTTATTAACAATCAAAATATTAGTTTTCTAAACGGGCATTATCAAAAATTAACTATCAACCCGGTAGCAGATACACTTACACTTACCCTTGCAGACTGGCCTGATAGAGACGGACTTGCAAAAATAACTGTAGAAATTTCTACAATAAAAGCAGATGATCCTGTAGACGATACTGACAAAGTAATAACATGGTTAGGCGAGGGTGGCGGCACCCTAAGAGTAAATCCTGATTTCCCAAATCCATTTTCTTTAAACACACTAACATATGATCAAACAACAGGCGGACCTGCAATAGTTGAATTTTGGACATACAATAGCGGAACAACTGTGTTTGCAAATTGGTTAGGTAGATTTGATACACTCTAATGCATCCGTATATAGATAATATAGATAAATTAAACGACAACGAAATAGAAGAAAAGATTTTTTTACTTCGTCGTCGTTTCTTTCAAACAGAAAATCCTGAGTTAAAATCTCAGATACAACTTGCACTTGATACATATCAAGAAGAAGCAAAAACCAGACGTGCTTTAGCAGCACAAAAACAAAAAGATCAAGAATCCGGCGAAAATGGACTTGACAATCTGATTAATATCAGTTAAACTGTATTAATGCTTATGAGAACAGACGAACTAGGTATACCACGATTCTCTAACCGCGACCTTATAGATATGATCTATAGCGGTAATTCTGACAAGGTACATGTTGTACTTTGTACAGAATCAGACGATGTAGACAAATTCAATGCCGCAATGGAAGAACAAGGTCTTCCTTCACTACAAAAGTATATCCCATTAGATGTAGATCAAAAGACTTTTGACGGTGTATGTCAAAGCGAATGGTTTATGCCTGACGAATACAAAACACTTAACGTACACAACTATATTCTAACAAAATGCAATACACAAGAAGAAACAGCAAGATGCGCTGAAGAACTTGCCGAGTTTGAAGTTAGAGGTATGATGCCTTTGCTACAGTATATGGTTTATCTTGTGGACTTTATGCGTGAGAACAACATTGTATGGGGCGTAGGACGTGGATCAAGTGTAGCAAGTTATGTGCTGTATTTGATAGGTGTACACAGAATTAATTCAATCCAATATGACCTGGATTGGAGAGAGTTTCTCAGGTAAATAACTACGTAGTTTAAGGAGTCAATTATGGCAAAACAAAATAGTGTAAAAGCCCAGCATAGAAGTATGCGTGGCAAAGTGGTAGACATGGATTTACTACGCAAAAGAAACGAGCTTACTCCAGCAGTAGGTAATGCTCGTGTTAACGCACGTGGTGATGAACTAGGTGCAGGCGGAAAAATTATTCGCAAAGCAGAAGATCGTGTACGTGAACACTACAAAGTAGCAGGTAAGGTACGCAGCGGATCTGCAAAAGCTCAAGCAGCAAAAAAAGAAGCACAAGGATCTGAAGTAGTTTCAACACCAGAAGAAACTGTTGTCGTTACAGAAGAATTAACCCAAGAAGAAATAGAAATGCTTGCAGAAGAAGCAGCAGAAGAAGAATGGGTTGAAGACGAAGACGGCAACTTTGTAAAAAAAGGTGAGTAACTAATGGCTGTACATCTACACAAATTCAAAGGTAAACTAAGAGCAATCGGTGATCGTGTGCTTGTTACCGATATGTATTTTGGAGAGCAGAAAACTGCAAGTGGTTTAATTATTAATAATGATGATGGAACTACTAGAGGAATTTATCCACGCTGGGGGAGAGTTTACGACAAAGGCCCTCGCAACAAAGATGATTATAACATAGGTGATTGGATTCTAATCGAACACGGTCGTTGGACTCGTTCGATGGCACTAGAAACAGATGAAGGCGAACTAGAAGTAAGAATGGTTGATGCAGATTGTGTTTTAGCGTATAGTAATGAAAAACCAGCAGGAGTACAGATTGGTGCTGAATATACAGACGGCCAACATGCAACTGTTGATCCAGGATCATTTATAAGATAAGAGGTTAAATTGGAAAATATAGATCTAAACAAATACAAAGATTTTGTACAGGCTGTAACAAGTGAAGAAAGTAACAGCAAAGTAGCAATGCAAAATCGCATGGAAGCGATTGAAGTTGACTCTGGAGTCAACACTGCACTACTATTAACAGGTGCAATTGGTATTGCATCAGAAGGAGGAGAATTTAGTGAAATTGTTAAAAAATGCATCTTCCAAGGTAAACCAATGGATGCTGAAACTCAGTTTCATATTAAACGAGAACTTGGCGATATTATTTGGTATTGGATCAATAGTTGTCGCGCACTTGGTTTGGATCCTAATGACGTAGTTGCAGAAAATGTAAACAAACTAAAAGCACGTTACCCAGGTGGCGAGTTTGATGTTTACTATTCAGAAAACCGTAAGGAAGGAGATCTATAATGAGTATAGAAGCACTAAGACAACAGAAAATGTATGACGAAGGACTTCGTCAATTTATGTTGAATATGTATAATCATACAGCAGCAGGCCTTGCAGTAAGCGGTATTGTTGCATGGTTAGTTTACTCAACTGGATTGCTTTATGCAATGTCAGGAGCAATTTGGCTTTTTGCATTTGCACCATTAGGTATGATCCTTTGGTATTCATTTGCAGGACAAAATTGGAGTTACGATAAACTTCGGAACTTCTATTATGCATTTACAGCAGTAATGGGTGTAGGACTTGCGCCTGTTTTTGCTGTATACACAGGTGCAAGTATTGCACAAGTATTCTTCATTACTGCCGCAACTTTTGGAGCAGCAAGTTTATGGGGATACACTACAAAAAGAGATTTGACCGGGTTCGGGCATTTCTTAATAATGGGATTAATTGGTATCATTATCGCTAGTATTGTAAATATTTTTATGGCTAGTAGTGCTTTACAATTTACAATTAGTATTCTAGGTGTTTTTATTTTTACAGGACTAACTGCTTGGGATACGCAAAATGCGAAACAGATTTATCTAAATCACGGTGCTGATCCTCGTTATGGCGTACAATTTGCCATAAGTCTTTACTTAAACTTCATAAACTTATTCCAAATGTTACTACATTTAATTGGTAACAGAGAATAAAAAAACACTTGACTCCTTGCTGTTTTTACGCTATAATGTATAAGAACAGTAAGGAGTTTTCATGAAATTTACACCGCAAACAGCAGGTATTGGTACTACTGGCGCAACCGGTATTGCACTAATGATTCTGCACGTCACAGGATACCTAACAGGATGGGCATGGCCTTTGCTGTACGTATTCTTAATTATTACAGGCATTGGACAAGAGAATAGGAAATAAGCATGGCCATTCATGCAATGATTGACTTAGAAACACTAGACACAAAGCCTAGTTGTACAATTCTAAGTTTAGGTGCTGTTAAGTTTAATCCTATGTCGGACGCAGAGCCGCATAGCGAAATGTATTTTAAATTTAATATCGACGAGCAAAGCCAACGAGGACGTACTGTATCAGAAGATACTATCGCTTGGTGGGCTCAACAAGATAAGAAAGTGCAAGACGAAGCATTTTCAGAACAAGGACGTTCTGGTTTAGAATTCATTGCAACCGAACTTACCAAATGGATACACAACACTGATGTTATTTGGGGTCACGGTTACGGCTTTGATATTACTATCCTAGAAGATTTTTTCCGTATGATGGGTAAACCTATTCCATGGCAGTTCTGGCAAGTACGAGATAGTCGTACACTATTTACTGCTATGAAGAATGGTGATCCTCGCAAAGGTATGCAGACAGATCTTCATAATGCGTTGGCAGATGCGTACTATCAGGCTAAATCAGTACAAATGGCATACAAAGAGTTAGGTATTAATCGATGAAAGTATTAATGTGTGATCCGCCTAGCGGTTGGAAATACGGATTTCCTAAACCGTTGCCTGCGGATTATCCAAAGGGCAAAAGTATCGTTCCTTGGCTGTTGAGCGAAGGTTATCCGCAGAAAGAAATTGACGCCTGCGGCGAACACTTTTATTGTAGATATTGGGAAGCAGACACGGAGGATTTTGAATGAAAGAACTATGGGTAGAAAAGTATCGTCCAAAGACAGTGGACGGTTATGTATTTAGAGATGAAGCACAACGAAAACAAGTTAACACCTGGATCAAAGACAAAACTATTCCGCATCTTCTTTTTAGTGGTAATGCTGGCATTGGTAAAACTACTCTTGCTAAACTACTTTTTAACGAGCTTGAAGTAAATGATCTAGACATATTAGAAATTAACGCATCGCGAACAAACTCAGTAGATGATGTTCGTGATAAAATTGTAAACTTTGTACAAATGATCCCATTTGGCGACTTCAAGGTGGTACTACTAGATGAGGCTGATTACTTGTCTCCAAACGCTCAAGCGGCATTGCGTGGTGTTATGGAGGAATATCATACTACTGCACGTTTCATACTTACTTGTAATTATCCTAACAGAATTATTCCTGCTATCCACTCAAGGTGCCAAGGGTTCCATATTGCAAAAATTGACCAAACAGAGTTTACAGCCCGTGTGGCTGAAATCCTCATCACTGAAGGAGTGACTCCAGACTTGGATACACTTGATACATATGTAAAAGCAACTTATCCAGATTTGCGTAAGTGTATCAATATGGTACAAATGAATTCAACTGATGGCGTATTGCTTGCACCGCATGAAGGTGATACTGGCGAAAGTGATTGGAAGTTGGATATGGTCGAACTGTTCAAAGCAGGCAAAATCCAAGACGCACGTAAACTGCTTTGTGGCACTATCCGTCCAGAAGAAATGGAAGAAGTTTATCGTTGGTTGTATGACAATGTCAATTTGTTTCCTGATCCGGATCAGGCAGTGCTAATTATTAAGCAGGGGTTAGTTGATCATACACTAGTTGTAGATCCAGAAATAAACTTGGCAGCAACATTAATTAAACTAGCGAGATTGTAATGAGTTTCTCTAATTACACAAAAACAGAAACTCTATGGCCTACTTATGTATTTCATTATGAGTATGAAAATTTTGGGCAAGACAAACAAATACTAGTTAATGAAATATACGAAGAAGCAGAAAAGCAAAATTCAGATATCGATAGTTCTATAGCACCGGCTATTAAAAAGAATTTAAAAGAAAGTAAATTTAGTTTTCTTAAAACCAATAAACCAGCAATTCAAAAACTAAGAATGTTTTTTGAACAATCACTTGGGCACATGATATCACAAGCCTTGCCTGAAACTGGAAGTTGGCTTCCAAGAGACAGCATGGAATGTGTAATTAGAGAAAGTTGGTATCACATTACAAATAACAAAGGTTATCATTTAACACATATGCATCCGGGCAGTAGTTGGTCTGGAATATTTTATGTGGAATCGGGTGACAGCAATTTAGAAGAAATGAATGGTATTAACACCTGGTTTGATTTTAATGTTAAAAAAGGAGTCAACGATAGTGGCTCTGAATGGTTTGAAGATAACTTTGCTTATAACTTTCAGCCCAAAGACGGAACATTAATTTTGTTTCCTGGATGGTTACCGCACGATGCATGTCCCTACCAAGGTGAAAAAGATCGCATAGTAGTGAGTATCAATTCAAATTTTTATTATAAAAGGCAACACTATGTTGGTAGATAAAAATATTTTTTTATATTTGCATATTCCTAGAACAGGCGGAACTACATTTCAGCATGCTATAGGACATCCTGCAGAAACAGAAAACGATAGACATCTCAAACACTATGTTTACGTAGATCCGTGGAGTGAAGATGCATACGAAGATTGGCTTATTCCACGATTAAGCCAGCGCACAATGGAACAACAGAAAAAATTAGTTGTAATGAGTGGTCATAGTGTTTTCTGTAATAGCCACCGCTGGTTGAAAGAAAAAAGAACCCCAAGACTTATCACAACTATTCGACATCCAATAGAACGTATATTAAGTGATTTTAATTATCGCTGGACGAAACAGAATAGATGCCAAGATCCAAAATTGTTTAGTTCTTGTACACCGTATATGGATATTTGGGCTATAAGACAAACCAAATGTGCTAGTGATTACGATTCTCTATGGGAGTTTTATCAAGATACTCAGTTTCAACAAAATACACAATGTAAATGGATTGTAAAAAGTTTTCTTGCACGAGAAAACGATACTTGGAAACGGCATCCGTATTATGTGTTTGGACCAGATAGTGGGATTAAGGAAGGACAAGCAGTTCCAGAAACTTGGCCGGAGTGGATGTATCAACCAACTGGTGACATAGACTGGTTTGAATTTGCTTCTAATTTTTTTCCTGAGATGTGGTGGTTGGGTGTAACTGAAAATCTTGAGAAAGACATTCGTAGTTTTACTAAAATGGCAGGATTAGATTATACATATAAAAAACTCAACGAGTCAAAAGATAAGTATTGGACTATGGATGATGTAAGAAAACAGCCAGATATACAAAAACTAGTTGATGCTGAAAAAGCAGATATGAAGTTATACGAAAAAGCAAAACAATGGACTAGACCTTTTTGAGGAAAAATAAATGATTTTAAAAAAACTATTTGGATACATTCCTATATTTAGATACGACAAAAGTCAGCACAGAAATTATACAGTACTGTACGAGGATCTTTGTCAATGACATACTTAGTTACTGATAATTGTATTAAATGCAAGCATACTGACTGTGTAGAAGTATGCCCAGTAGATTGTTTTTATGAAGGTGAAAACATGCTAGTAATCAATCCAGATGAATGTATTGATTGTGGTGTTTGTGAGCCTGAGTGTCCGATAGATGCTATTGTTCCTGATATTGCATTAGAAGATACAGAAATGGATAGATGGACAGAAATTAACAGAAAATATAGTTTGAAATGGCCAGTAATAACAAAAGTCAAAGATTCTCCGCCTGATGCAGAGAAATGGAACAATATTCCTAATAAATTTGAAACAGAATTTTCAGAGAAAGCCGGTAGTGGTGACTAAAAACAAACAACTTATACACGATTTAATACGTATAGATGTTTTGAAGGAAGAAGTTAAATACTATACAACACTATTACAACCTCACGACACAGGACATATACATACAACAATCAGTTTTCTAAAACAACGAATAAAACAGTTGGAAGGGGAAACAGGAGGATAAGTTATGATTAGAGCAATTTTTGCATGTGACGAAGATTGGGGGATAGGAAAAAGCGGAACATTACCGTGGCCTCATCAACCCGAAGACCAAAAATGGTTCAAAGAGTGTACAAAAAATAGTACAGTAGTAATGGGTAGAGTTACATGGGAAGATCCAGACATGCCTAAACCTCTACCTAATCGTGAAAACATAGTTATTAGCACAAAAGAAGTTAGTGAAGGTTATGATGTAAAACTTACACTAGATGAAGCACTAGCAATGCTGCCAAATTTAAATCGAAAAGATATTTGGGTTATCGGCGGCGCACAAATATTTGAACTTCTTATTGACATTATTGACGAGGTTTGGATTAGCAGAATAACAGGAATATATGATTGTGATACACATTTAGATGATAAACTTATTGGAGAAAAATTTAAGTTTGCGAAATGGGAAGAGTCAGATGTGTTAACAATCGAAAAATATAGTAGGAGATAAAAGTGGATCAATATCTAGGAGCATTAAAACACATATTAGAACACGGCAAAGATCGAAGCGATCGCACCGGCGTCGGTACTAAGAGTGTATTTGGCTACCAGATGCGTTTTGACTTACGCAAAGGCTTCCCCGCAGTGACTACTAAAAAACTCGCTTGGAAAAGTGTAGTTAGTGAACTGCTTTGGATGCTTGAAGGGTCTAGTGACGAGCGTAGACTTGCCGAAATACACTACGGCAAACCTAGAGAAGAACTTGTAGGTAAAACTACAATATGGACTGCTAATGCAGACAAGCAAGGCAAAGACTTAGGTTATATTAATGATGACGTTAACAAAGATTTAGGTCCTGTTTACGGACATCAGTGGCGCCGGTGGGATGCTGCACTTGGTTATGTAGATCAAATTGCAGAAGTTTTAGAACAACTGCACTACAATCCAGATAGTCGCAGACATATTGTAAGTGCATGGAATGCTGACAGAGTAGGCGTAATGGCTTTACCACCTTGTCATACGCTGTTCCAATTTCATGTAACTGATGGCGAACTAAGTTGTCAACTATATCAGCGTTCGGCAGATATGTTTCTTGGCGTACCATTTAATATTGCATCGTATAGTTTGCTTACACATATGTTCGCACAATTACTTGATTTAAAAGTAGGCGATTTTGTATGGACAGGAGGCGATTGCCATATCTACCAAAACCACATGGAGCAAGTACAAGAACAAATTACTAGAATTCCTAGAGAACTTCCTGATTTGTTAATGCCTGAATTCAAAGATTTAGAAGAACTAGTAAAAACTAAGCCAACTGATTATAAATTAATGGGTTATGATCCTATGGATACTATTAAGGCACCTATGGCTGTATGAAGCATATAAGCGCATATTTAGGATCACCACAAGAAATTATAACTGAAAAATTTGCTTGGCTTCCAACTTTTAGTAGTTTTAGTACCAAAACTATATGGTTAACAAAATATATAGAAATGCAGATTGCATGGAAACTTACAATTAACCATGATCAAAAAGCAGGATACTATAAGTTAATATACACTAAAAATGAATATTTGATGTATTTGCTTAAGAAAGAAAAAGGGAGTGTTTCACGAGATCCACTCCCCTAAGTTAGTTAAGTATCTCCGTATACTTGAAGAACTTCTTTCACTGCCTCATGTCTTTCAATGTCTCCCTGTCCAAAGTTGACTATGTCTATATGTGTTGCGTCTGTTTTTTCGAGCAGTTTTGTAAAATTTATTAGACCATTGTCTTTTAGTCTGTCTGCCTGTGCTAGATCTCCGGTTACAGCCATCATAGATCCTTCCCCTAACCTAGTTAACAACATTTTCATCTGATTTTGGGTTGCGTTTTGCATTTCGTCTGCTAGTATAAAAGCATGCTTGAAAGTGCGTCCTCTCATATATGCGAGTGGAGCAATTTCAATAATACCTTCTTCAATCATTCCTTCTATCTCACGTGCATTGAAATACTCACGTAACACATCAAAGATTGGTCTTGTCCATGGTGCCATTTTTTGTTCTAGCGTTCCTGGTAAAAAACCTAAATCTTCGTCAACTGACACTGCTGGTCTTGTAACGATGATTTTGTCCACTGCCCCTTCTTTGAATAGTTTAACTGCTACTTGAACAGCCAATAGAGTTTTACCTGTTCCTGCTGGACCAATACCAAACACAATGTCTTTGGATTCGTCTAACAGTTTCAGTGCATAACTTTCTTGGTTTCTATTTCTTGGAAGGATTTGGACTTGTTTCTTTTTTTGGAATGAATTAAAATTTACTACATTATTTGCAAAATTTGCGTTGGAATGCTGCCGAGCAGCCTTTCTTTTTGCACCCATTAAGTGTCCTCCTTTGGGTTGAGTCTGTAGTAAGGACTTAGTTATAAGAACTAGCAGTCCTTACATTTGTATTTATCATGCGGCTTCGAATAATAACTATAATGTTAAAATACTGATAAATAAGTATACAAGGAATTAGAAACATGCATGATATTGAAGACGTTTTAAAAAACATTGAATCGATCTACGATTCAAATACATCATTTAATGTATTAAAAGACTTTGAAAGAGTTTTAGATTCTCTAGATGTTTATGTCTATGATAACTGGAGTGATGGAGAGCTTTGTCAAGGTCCTAATATCGAACGTCATTGGGTAACTTGTTCCTTTATGTGGGACAAAAAAAACATGCCAGATCCAATGGGAGGCAAACGTTTACTTGATTATGATTGCAAAGTATCTTACGAAAAGACGCATGTTATTGTTCCTAGAAAAATTAAATCACAAGACGACTATCGTCCAGGTACTAAAAAGGGCAAACTAGATCGTAAACCTATTTGGGTTGTTACAATTCAAATGCCAAAGCGTTTAATTGCTGACATATATTCCGGTTATTACGAAGAAGTATATATTGAGCCTACACAAACACCCGAAACTAATCCAGAACCACAAGCAGCAGACGTAGCAGCAGCACCTGCTCCAGAAGCAGCACCGGAGGCAGCAGTATGACCTTAGAAGCAAACGCACTTAGAGATCTTGTTGATCATATAGTTGAGATTGATTCGTTTAAAAGTAAAATGGGGTCAGACGACAGCATTGTTACACTTGCCTTCAAAGTAAAAACTGAAGAAGCAGCAAATGACCTTGCTAAATTTGTAGAACACGGATATAACTTTGTACTAGATGCTGACAAAACAGCAGGCGAGCAGTCAGACGGATTGTATAGAGTTTTCATTGAAATGGAACGAACCCGTGATGTTCCAGAACAAATTATGGAATTATTAGACGGCGTAGGAAAACTTGCACAAATAGAAGATATGAAATATAGATACTACAAAAATTTCCGTAGTGTTCCAATTTCACAAGATGCATTAGGTGAAGATATTCCTGCTACAAGTGATGAATATAACAGTCGTGTAAATGAATCTCGTTTAGAAAACTATAAAAACTTTTTTAGTAAAAGTTTCTTAGAAACAGTAGAAATGGACGACGATACACTTATTATTAAGAAACTTTATGCAGATCCTATTAAATTTAAATTTATTGACATAGGCAATACACAAGAAACACTTGATTCTATAAAAGAATCGTTTAACGCAGATGATTTTGCTGAAATCATTTATTTGTCAAAATACATAGGCGACTATAACATTACAAAATACGGTAATAAACTTACTTTTGAACACGCCGGAAAGACGTTAGTAGCGGAAAGAATCCAATAAATACAAGGACGGGGCAACCCGCAAGTAGGATTGGAATTAAATGGCAAAAGAACACTTCAAATTTAACTTCGAACCGTGGATGGCTGAAGAGCTTATTCATCGGGACGACTGGGAAGACTGGTACGAAGCAATGTGCGAGATCCTTCCACTGTGGGAAGTAGACACGATTGAGCGTGTAGCAATGTTTGTTGCACAGTGTGGACACGAGTCCGGCGGCTTTAGAGTACTAAGTGAAAACTTGAACTATAGCGCCAAAGCATTGAATACAATTTTCCCTAAATACTTTAAACGAGCAGGAAGAGATGCAAATGAGTATCATAGACAACCTGAAAAAATTGCAAACGTTATTTACGCAAATAGAATGGACAACGGAGACGCAGATAGCGGTGATGGTTGGCGTTTCCGCGGAGGCGGCATACTTCAACTTACTGGACGTTACAACTACACAAAGTTTGGCGAAGCAGTAGATATGAGTCCAGAAGAAGCAGTAGACTATGTACGCACTAAAAAAGGTGCATTAGATAGTGCTTGCTGGTTCTGGGATACAAATGGCCTAAACAAGTATTGTGATGACCAAGACATTGTTGGCGCAACAAAACGTATCAATGGTGGCACTATTGGTTTAGATGATCGTAAAAAACATTATCTACATGCTATGGATGTATTAGGTGGTGATTTTGAAGAACCCGAAGAGCAGGAACTTAATTTAAATCAAACTATACGCAAAGGCAGTAGAGGTCCGCTTGTAGCAGAAGTACAAGAAAAGTTAGGCATTGAGCCAGCAGATGGTATCTTTGGTCCAGGCACTGAACGCATTGTCCAGCAGTGGCAAAGTGAAAATGGGCTTGCTCCAGACGGCATTGTAGGACCTAAAACACTGGGAAAATTATTGGGGTAGGTAGGATGGGTGCTAAGTTAGCAATAGTATTTTTCTTTTTGATGACAGGAATGGCCGGCGCAGGGTATCTTTATTATCAAGATACACAGGAGCGCATTGCTATCTTGCAGGAAAATAATGCTAAGTTAGAAACAGCAGTCCAAACCAACGAAGAAGCTCTAAAAGCACAAGCAGCAAGTTTTGCAGCAATGCAAAAAGAAAATGCTAGATTGGCCAACGAATTTCAAGCAATTAGCGATCGTAATAGAGCGTTAGAAAACAGACTGTCGCGACACGATATAGGTGCCGCGGCAGTTGCAAAGCCAGGGCTAACAGAAAAAGTTTTAAACGGTGCAACACGTAATGCACAGCGTTGTTTAGAAATATTAAGTGGGGCACCTTTAACAGACGCAGAAATGTCTGCAACAAAACCAAGCGAGATAAACCCAGAATGTTGGAGAGATGCAAATCCAAACTTTGATCCTAACATACAATCAGATGCTTGGAAAAGGAAGAACCTATGAGATTTTTAGTAATAGCACTAGTTAGCACACTTGTACTTGCAGGTTGTACAACAAAACCAAGACAAATTGAAATCAGTGCAAAACCTATCGATAAACCTGCACTAGTTCTTCCACCTGTAGAACAACTACGCTTAAAAGATGTAGAATGGGTTATTATCACAGAAGAAAATGCACAAGAAGTTTTTGCAAAACTTTTAAAAGATAAAAAAGATCCTATGCTTATAGGACTTACAGATGACGGCTATGAAGTACTATCACTTAATATGAGTGAAATTATGCGTCTAATAGCACAGCAAAAACAAATCATCGCAGCATATAAAAACTACTACGAAGCATCTGAACAAGCATTAGACGATGCAAATGCACAAATCGACGGTGCAAAAGCAGAAGTTGAAGCTCAAAACAATCAACCAACAAAGTCTATCATTGGAAATATAAATCCATTCAACTAAATACATATAGTTAACAAGGAAACTATATGTGGGAAATGATACAAAACATGGCAAGTGATCGCTTGTGGATTTACACAGGTATTGCTGGTTCATTATTTGGCGCTGCATTTTTGTTTTGGTTCAAAGATACAAAAATGGCGATATGGGCTGTGGGCAAGTTTGACCGTACACTAGAATATCTAGCAATTCGCTGGGGGTGGACTTGGTTACAAAATGATCCAAATGCATGGCGTGTTAAGTATCCTAAAATCACATCCAAAATTGATGAATTAGAAGCTCGTATAAAAGAGTTAGAGGGGAAAACAAATGCCAAGAAAAAGTCCGGCTGACTTAGAAGAAAAATCAGCGCCAGCAGCAGCACCTGCACGTTCCGAACCTATGAAGTATGAGGAACAAAAATACGAAGCAGAAGTTTCGGTTCCAGCAAGTGACGGCACTGCTACAAGAAAAGTTAAACTAGATTTAGAAGTAGATACAAGTGTAAAAGATCTAGGCCCAAATCCTTATGCTAAAATTATACACTTGGCAAGAGCAGTCGATGCTTGGAGAATTTTTCCACGTTTATTCCTAACAGTTTACATTATTCTACTTTATAAAACTGTTATTTGGTACATGGAACTTCCAGCACCAAGTATGGAACAATCAGGACTTATTTCAGTTGTTGTAGGTGCTGGTGCAGCATGGTTTGGCTTGTATACCGGATCTAGTAAAAAGGACAAATAATCCGATAAGTACTGTATGGATCCTTATACAGTACTTGGTGTTCCCAGAACAGCCGATTCCAGTGAGATTAAAAATGCTTATCGCAAACTAGCGATGAAAAATCATCCTGACCGAGGCGGTGACGAGAATAAGTTTAAACAAATAAACGAAGCATACGATACACTAAAAGATCCCCAGAAAAAAGCAGCATACGATAATCCTCAACCTGGGTTTAGTTTTCGTTCAAACGACTTTGCATACGGAAATCCTTTTTCAGGAACACCTTTTGAAGACATGTTCCGTCAGCGTACTACACCACGCAATAGAGACATAACAATGCCGGTAAATGTTACGCTAAAAGATGTTATGTTTGGAAATACGTTTGTTGTAAATTATCAACTTTCAACAGGTAGGTTAGAAACTGTAAATATTGATGTTCCACCAGGAGCAAGACACGGAGATACTATACAATACGAAGGACTCGGCGACGAGGGAAATAGAAACTATCCTAGAGGCAACCTATTAATAAGAATTAAACTACAAAAAGATCGTAACTGGGCCAGAGATGGTAATGATTTATTTACTAAAAAGTCTGTAAATCTATTTGACTTTTTAACAGGAGGTGTTATAATAATTAATACATTAGATGACAGAAGTGTTAAACTCAATATACCACAAGGCACCAAACCAGGCACTACATTCAGTATTACCGGATACGGTCTTCCTGATCTTAAAACAAATCGCAAAGGCAATGTTTTTGTAAAACTCGAAGCACATATGCCAAAAATAAAAGATATAGCTCTATTGAAAGAGATAGAAGAATTAAAAAAGAAAATAGGATAAACAAATATGGTTGAACCATCAAAAGATTTGCAATTAGTTTTTGATAAGGCTGTTAATGACGCTAAAAAATTGCAACACGAATACATCACACTTGAGCACTTGTTGTTTGCGATGTTTTGCGAAGATAATTTTCTTAAATTAATGAAGATGTACGGTGCTGACATTGATTATATCAAAGCAAATTTAGAACATCACTTAAAAACACAAAGCGATGACATTAAAATTGAGTTAAAAAAATATAAGCCTAAGAAAACAGCAAGTGTAGAAAGAGCGTTGAACAGAGCGTTTACACAAGTATTGTTTGCAGGACGTAATCATATTGATCTTACTGATGTATTAATGAGCATACTACACGAAAAGAAAAGTGTTGGTACTTACTACCTAGAGAAAGGTGGTTTAGAAAAAGAAAAGTTTAGTGAATTTATTAACAACGAAGCACAGGAATCTTTGTTAGAAGATCCAGAACTAACAAATGAAATGCGCCGTGCTATTAAAACATTTACAACAAATCTTAATGAAGAAGTTAAGCGTGGTAGAGTTGATCCTATTATCGGACGCTCAGACGAACTAGAAAGCCTTGCACTTGCACTAGGTCGTCGTAGTAAAAACAATGTACTTATGGTAGGTGATCCAGGTGTAGGTAAAACTGCTATTGCAGAAGGACTTGCGTTTAACATTGAGCAGGGAAATGTTCCTAGTTTCTTAAAAGAATACAAAGTTTATAATCTAGACATTGGTGCTATGCTTGCTGGTTCAAAATATCGTGGCGATTTTGAAGAACGTTTTAAACTTGTACTGAACGGTCTTATCCGTGAAGGCAAGACTATTATGTTTATTGACGAAGCACACATGATGAACGGTGCAGGAGCAGGTGGAAGCAGCAATGCAAACGACTTGGCTAATATGCTTAAACCTGCACTTGCAAAAGGTGACCTAAAAGTTGTAGCATCAACTACATGGGAAGAATATCGCAAATACTTTGAAAAAGATCGTGCGTTGATGCGTCGATTCCAACGTGTAGTTATTGGTGAACCTTCAAAAGAAACTACACAAGATATTTTACGTGGTATTAAAAAGTATTACGAAGATTATCACACAACCACTATCACAGATGACGCTATTGATGCTGCAATTAAACTATCTGTTAAGTATCAAAGTGATAAAAAACTACCGGATAAGGCAATTGACCTAATTGATGTTGCGTGTGCAAGATTCAAAGTAAATGACAATCCTGAAGAAGAAAAGATTGTAACTGCTGAGAGCATACATTTTGAACTTGCTAAAATGTTAGACTTGCCTGCAGAACAAGTCGCAGAGCGTGAAGCAGAAAATCTTAAAAATCTTGAGGATAATCTCAAGCAGGTTGTATATGGACAAGACGAAGCAATTGAATCAATTGTTGATAAGATCCTTGTTAGCCAAGCAGGACTTAAACCAGATGATAAACCAGTAGGTGCATTTGTGTTTATGGGGCCAACTGGTACAGGTAAAACTGAAACAGCAAAAGCACTTGCAAAGAATCTTGGTGTAAAACTTGTACGTTTTGATATGAGTGAATACATGGAGAAACATTCAGTTGCTAAACTACTTGGTTCACCTCCAGGATATGTAGGACACGAAGAAAAAGGCGGTTTGCTAATTGAAAAACTACAAGAAGCACCTAATTGTGTACTATTACTTGATGAAATTGAAAAAGCACATCCAGATGTTTCACAAATTCTATTGCAGGTGATGGATAATGGTAGAGTAACAGGCTCTAATGGCAAAGAAGCAGATGCACGTAACTGTACACTTATCCTTACAACTAACCTTGGTGCTGCTCAAGCAGAGAAAGGTGCTATTGGTTTTGGTGGCGACGAAGATGCTGGATATGAAGATACTGAATTCAAGCGGTTCTTTGCACCTGAATTCCGCAACAGACTTGATGGTGTAATTACGTTTGCTAAACTAGGACATCCTGTCATGCTTAAAATTGTTGGTAAGTTCTTACTTGAACTTAAAAACATGGTCAAGGACAAAGACATCGATATTACTGTTACAGACGATACACTTGATTATCTAGTAGACAAAGGCTTTGACCCTAAAAACGGAGCTCGTCCTCTACAACGTGTAATTGATAAGGATATCAAGCGTCCGCTGTCAAGACAGATGCTGTTTGGAGATCTTAAGAACGGTGGCAAAGTAACCATTGATGTAAACGATGGTGAAATAACCCTCAAGATCGAATCGGTTGAGGAAGAAAAAGTTGAGATACTATGAAACAACTAAACTGTTTTATAACAAGTATCTATATAAGTTAAACTTTTCTAACGAACTCAACACTATATTTAGAACTGAGTTTCAAAAAGATGGTCGCCTAAGTCTTGCTAGACAAAAACTAGACGAACTTAGGCTATTCCATCGAGAAGGGTTGCCTATGGAGATTCCAATTTGGCGCACAGTTAAAAAGATTCGAGAAGAAGATTATATTGAAGCAAGACACTTATATGCTACACTTCTTAGAACAAAAGAAGACTATCGTATACGTGTAGAATCTTGGGGCGGAATAACCGTTTTCGCTAATAGCGAAGAACTACTTAATAAAATAGCCAAGGGTATTAGTAATAGACGTAGATTAGAATTTTATCGGCCTGATCCAAACGTTATAAATGAAATAAAACCTAATATTATTATTTCTCCTAATCCTGTAGAATGGCCTATAAAAGTAACTTTAGGATGTAATATAAGAAATTACAGCAGTTTTGCCAAATGGGCAGAAAATAATCCTGACAAAGTACGCATAGGTAAAAAAGCTCTTGAAAGTTTGCACTCTCATGGGTTTGTAGATGGTTATTATTTCTTTGTAAAAACAGAAAAAGTACTTTCTATAATCAATATTATTATAGGTGATAATATACGCCGTATCGATCATGTAGTTTATAAGTCAAATATAGATAAATAGTTATATGCCAAGCAATAGTGAAATAATTTTATCAGCAACAACACACCCAGGAGATAGTACTCTAGAGACTGTCACAGGTGACAAGTACAAAGGTGATGGTTACTACGGACGTAGTGACGGACTTCATACTGTGCAATACACATATGAAGGATTTTTAGGTACCATTACTATACAAGCAACTCTAGCCACAGACCCGGGTAGTGATGACTGGTTTGAAGTACACTCGTATACAACAGGAAAAAACGAAACAGCAAGTAAAATTACAAGTTTCACTGGAAATTACGTATGGATAAGAGCTGTAATTGAATACACCGACGGCACTATAAACTCAATTAAGTTAAATCACTAAGGAAAAATCATGGAACACTTTGTAAGAGTAGTAATGGAAAAACAAGAAGGCGCACAGTTACTAGATGAAAGCATTTTTCCATCACAAGAAATTTATGAATCAGAGCAAGGTGCTACTGTTTATCAAATAGAACTACCACGTCAACTTTCAGAAGAAGAAGCAGACGAATACGCTAACAAACTGGCAAACTATATGTTTGAAAGTGGTTTTGAAGATTTTGATATCGAGATAAGTTCAGACGAAGAAATAAGTGAAATAGAAGAAACATATGATGGCGATGAGTTTTACGAGCAATATGGTGTTATGTGGTTCAACGAAGATGACGAGATTGATGAAGCAGAATATCAAGGTCGGAAAGTTCCACTAGGCAAGCCAATGCGTGGCGATGTTAAAAAATTCAAAGTGTATGTTAGAGATCCAAAGACTAAAAATGTTAAAAAAGTAAACTTTGGCGATCCTAACATGAAAATTAAAAAATCAAATCCTGCAAGACGCAGAAGTTTCCGTGCAAGACACAACTGCGACAATCCAGGTCCAAGAACAAAAGCAAGATATTGGTCATGCAGGAAGTGGTAATATGCGACTCGACGAATTTTCGAACCCTATTGATAACAAACTGCCCTATGATGTAGTAGATGATGTAAAAGCATTTGTGTTAAATGACAAAGACTTTTACCGTAGACACTACTATCCGGCAATGTGTAAAATGCAAGATCAGATAAAAAGCGGAAAATTATCTCCGCTAACACTTGCACCTGTTATTGACAAGGCATGTAGTGCATACTGTTCTAAATTTAATATTAACAAAGATCCAAAAGAACTTTTAGATAAAACTGAAAAGAAAGAGCTTATATCAAGACTTGTTAACGACGAGAAAGAGAACTTAGAAAAAGGAGAGTTTTAATGCTCCTTAGAGAACTCTTTGAAGCAAAAGCTCGTAAAATAGTAGCAGTTATGCCAGGTGGTTTCCATCCATTTCATCCTGGACATAAAAGTTTATATGATTGGGCTGTTAAAACATTCGGTCAAAAGAATGTATATGTAGCAGCAACCAACGACACAACAGCAAGACCTTTTCCTTTTGAAGTTAAAAAGAAACTAGCAGCAATGGCTGGTGTTCCTGAAGGTAACTTTATGCAAGTTAAATCCCCATTTAATGCACAAAGTTATGCAGGATTAATAGATGATGATACAGCACTAGTATTTGTACGCAGCCAAAAAGATAAGAACGAACAGCCTTTGCCTGATCAAACTAAAAAGAATGGTGAACCAGGATACCTACGTACATACACAGGTAAGGATCTAAACACATCAGACGAAATGGGCTACATGGCTTACGGTCCTACAATTAACTTTGACTTTAGTGGTATGCAGATTAAGAGCGCAAGTGAGCTCAGAGCTACCTGGCCTGAAATGTCAGACGAAGATAAACTAAAAGCCGCTAAACTTATGTACGGTAATGGTGCAGAAGCAGCGGTACAATTATTAAATCAGGCATTAGGGAATAGAGAAGATACTTCTGTAGATGAAATATTTGGATTTGCAACTAGAACTCCAAAACGTGCAACTGTAAAAAAGAAACCAGAAAAATTTGAGCCTAGTGTGCAAGATAAAATTGCTGCTAGAAGAAAACTTGCAAAGAAAGTTGGAACAGCAAAAGCATTTAGTTCAGACGCAGACGAGATTATGAAACTTTTGAAGGACAAGTAACATGGATGAGCTAGAGTATATCAAAAAACTAGCAGGTGTTAATGAATTCAAAGGTTATACAGAATACAAGATAGACGAAAATCCTAGTATAACTGCTGCCGCGATCAAACAAAAAGAGCGTGAAATGGGCGTTAAGCCCGGAGATGAAGAGTGGTTCAAACTTTGGTTTGGAAAACCCTTTATGACGGGCGTGCCTAATTTCAGAGGACGCAAGAAAAAATGAAAATAACTGACTTGCTTGAAGATGGAAGAATTGTAAAAGGTGTTAACACTACAGTTGATGTAGGAGTTGGACAGATTCCTATTGAAGCAGGCAAGTTTGGATTCAAAGTAAGCAAGGATGGAGTTCCTCCTACACTAAGCAAAAAAGTCAAAGGTTCTAGCACTAACGTATTATTTAATCTGGGGCTGACAGAAGGCTACAAACTGGAACTAGAACGTGACAAAAAAATGCTTGTGTTGAACATAACAAATACAAAAACAGGCAGACGTACAGAAGTACGTGGTAAGCCGGACTACGAAAGTGGCGGCTACGATCCAACCGACGAATTACATCAATTATTAGACGCACTAGGTAAGAGTGTAGATATCTCTCAACTGATGAATGGAGAACCTGTAGGTATACGTCCCGATCATCCTGATGGAGAGAAAGCAAAAGCAGCAACACACAAAGCGTTTAGTGAAATGGAACTTGCATATATGGAGGGCGGTCATAGTTTAGACGACTTAGATAAGCCCACTCATAGTGCAGCAGCCATTGCAGCCAAACACGATGTAAGTCTTTCACATATCTTAAAACAACTTGAAAAAGGTATTGAAGCAGAATACGAACACACGTCAGATTTCAAAGTAGCAAAAGAAATAGCACTTGATCATCTAGCAGAAGATCCTGACTACTACTTTAAACTTGGGATACTAGAGCTATGAGATGGTTAGAAGTTACAGAAAAGTGGTCGCAAAAATATAAGCGTTCAATCAACTGTTCTAATCCAAAAGGGTTTAGTCAAAAAGCTCATTGTGCAGGACGTAAGAAAAACGAAGGCGCAGAAATAACTATGTGGACTAATCCCGAGTATCAAGGCGCAGACGTTGATGACAAATATTATAAAAAGCAACCAGTAAAAATAGTAGACGTATCTAAACTAACACCGTTTGAACCTGCAGACAAAATGGATCCCAAAGACAATCACGACAACATGATGAGGTTTGTCGACAAGATCAAAGCAGGTAAAAAAATTAAGCCTATTGTAATCGTGTCACACAAAGGTAAGTGGCTAATTGTTGATGGACATCATAGATACTTTGCACACCTAAAAGCAGGTGCAGATAAAATACGTGCAGTTATTGCTGATCCAAAGGATTTAACTTGGCGTAATGATGTTCCAGAAAGTGTAGAAGAAAACTTTGCTGACGGTAAGAAGAAAGGCAAAATATATAATGAAAGTACAGACCTAGATAGTCTTAGAAAATTTGTTAGGTCCCAACGAGAAGCACCTGATCAAGTTCTTTATCAAATGATGCTGGCTCCAGATACTTATGGACACGCAGCATCAAACTTTGTAAGAAGTTGGTATGAGAAAACAAAAGAAGAAAATGGTTTAAATGATGTAGATTCAGCGTTAGAAATAATGGTTGATAAACTTGGATTGAATGAAAACTTTGCTGACGGTAAGAAGAAAGGCAAAAGTCGTCCAGGGCGTGTAAAACGTGCTGGTGCTAGTTGTAACGGTAGTGTTACAGCATTACGTAAAAGAGCAAAAAACAGCTCAGGTGAAAAAGCGAGGATGTATCATTGGTGCGCAAACATGAAGAGTGGACGAAAGAAGAAGTAGAACACTACGTCAGAACAATAAAAGAACACGAAAAACGTCGAGCTAGTGCCAACGAACGGCAAGAATATTGGAAAAATTATTATAAAAATAAAAATACAGATCCTGAAACAGGATTTGATATGAATCAATTTTAAATGCAATATGTTAGATGGCCAAAAAATAATTTCGGAGACAACTTAAACGATATAATTTTTGATCGTTTAGGAGTAACGAACAAGATTGCATTTAAAAAGACAAACTTACAAAACCTTCCACCTAATACATACCTTGGATTAGGTACACTACTTACTAATAAACTTAGATCAAAAACAACTGTATGCGGTTCTGGTGTGGACGGTAACAGTGTTCCAAGCGTACCGCAAGATTATTTGTTTGTACGCGGTAAATTATCAGCTCAAAAACTTGGAATATCTCAGGATTATGCACTAGGCGACACAGCATATTTCTTAACTGAGTTTATTCAATCACTAGCAGCAGATAAAAAGACACGCAAAATAGGTGTAATACCTCATTGGCAAACTAATTATACTGGTGCTGATGCTATTCCGGTTACACTTCCTGTAGACGAATTTATATATCGTGTAAGCGAGTGCGAATATATACATGCCGAAGCAATGCATGGAGCAATATGCGCTGACATACTACGCATACCGTTTACTCCTGTAGTGTTAGGACGTAACTTTAACCATACAAAATGGTTAGACTGGGCAAGTGTACTAGAAATACCTTTAGAATTTAATTCACGTCATTGTTGTATGAGTAGTGATAAGAAACTTATTGAGACTTCAGAAAATATAATAAATACATTAACAAGATATTTTGGAAAAAAACATGAAAATGCATGAAATATTAAAAGAAATGAGCGCAAGTAATGTAGCATCAGTAGCAATGTCAGTTGGTCCTACACTAAGCAGACAAATGAAAAACCCAGACGGTACAGTGAAAAATGCACAAGATATCGATGCTAACTTACTGGGCAGTAAAAAGAAAGCAAAGAAGCGCAAAAAGGCATAAATACTGTATAATGCATTACACGGAGTAACTCATGAGAGAAAAAGAATTCAAAGAAGGTTTAGGTGATCTAGCTCATCGTGCAGAAATGGACCATGAAGTACAAATGGCCCGTGCAGACCTATATAAAATGGCAAAATATTCAATCAAACTACACGACATGTTAAAAAACATCAGCGAAGCAGAAGGTATTGAAGGTTGGGTAGCAGCAAAAATTACAAAAGCAGCAGACTATTTAGGTTCCGTGTATCATCACCTAGATTACGAACAAGCCAGCGCAAATGAAGATGCAGTAACAGAATCAAAAACTGAAGCAAGTTGCGGTTGCGATGCTAAAAGTTGTTCACATTGCGGTGGCAAACACACATTAGATGAAGTAGGTCAAAAGTGTGAGTGCTGTGGTAATATGATTAAGGAAGTTACTACCGAAGGTCGTATGAGTGATCAAATTATTGGTGATTCAGAAACAATGTCAAAAGAAGAATTTGCTAAAAAGTATGGCAAAGAGATGGCTGATGAATACTATGAATCAGTTAGTGAAGGTAAAAGCCCACATAAAAAAGGTACTAAGAAGTACAAAAAGCATATGGCAGCAATGCATGCCGGTATGGGCGAAAGTTTAGAGCAGCGCCTTGCTGCAAAACTCGAATCAAAAAAAAAGATAAGTGAACTACAAAAAACAGGTAGTGCTGGGCAGGCAAAGGGCAAAGATCCTATGCCAAAAACAAGCACTCCTAGTAGAAGTGGTGAACAAAAACATCCGTTAAAAGACAAACTTGTAGGTGAAAAGGCTCCTCCAGGTAGAGAGAAGCAAGTCAAAAAACTTAAAAAGAAATTTGACGATCCTGGTGCACCTTATGCTATTGCTTGGGCACAACACAACAAGCACGGCAAACCTAAAAAGAAAACTGAAACAACAATTACTCCAAAAGATATCACAGCAAAGAGTATTAGTGCAAAGAAAATACAACCTAAAAAATCTTCAAGCGGAGGCGGTGGTAGATAATGGATTTTAATGCACTCCAACATAAATTGTTTGCTCTTGATCCAACTGATCCAAGAGAAGATTTAAAAAAACTAGCGGCTCAAGCAGGACAAGTGCAAGAAAGTATGGTCCCTGCGGCAAATTACCTGCAAGAAAGTGTAGAGGTTCCTGAAGGAACATTGCAAATGGATCGAGATTACAGTGTTTCAGATTTTGCTAAACTTGCCGGAGTACAGATCGACGAAGCACCGCAAGGATTTATGTCTGGATTTAATCAATATAACAAAATAGACCCTTGGCTCGGCGGCGCAAGCGGTGGAAAGTCTGAGCCTGCACCAAAGACAAAAGCACCTGCGCCAACTGGAGAGAAACCAACACCTGCACCACAAGGAGGTCAAAAACCAACACCTGCACCTGCACCAAAGCCAACAAGTGATTGGCCTACTAGCAAAGAAGGACATACCCTTGCTGTAGGAGATTTAGTTACATACACTAATCAAAAAGGCCAACTACGGAAAGACGTACCAGTTGTTGCTCTACTAAAAGATAAAAAAGATGACAAGGGCCGGCCGCAAATACAACTTGAGTTACGTGGAGCAACTTATGCTATCAGTCGAGAACAAATTGCAGCAGTAAATGGTAAAAAATTTACACTTGTTGATGCAGAAGAAGGAAAAGGTAAAATAGAAGCACTTGAAGCAAGAGTTGCTTATTTAGAAAGTGTAATTAAAACTTTGTTAGAAGGCAAAAACGATGCTCCAATTAAGGCACGAGATCCTAATTGGCGCGATATGGAAGCAATACGCAAAAGTGGAGCCAGTGGCGCACACAAAGATAAGAAAAAAGATATGAAGGCTGGAAAAATGAAACACAAAGGAAAGCCATTCGAATCTATCAAGGACATGCTATACGCTAAATTGGCGGAGAAAAAATGAATTTAGTAGGATTATATCCTAAATTCACAGATGATCCTTACTTACGCACACCAATAGAACGACTTCAAGTAGAAACACTTCCTTTCAAAGACTTTGATAAGGATGGTTACGAAGTTCCTACTCCTTTAGAATATCTACATTACGAAGCAAACGGCGTAGAGCTTAACAGAGAAATACAATATCACGTTGCACCTGTACAAGAATGGTACACAGATGTTGAGCAAAGCGAACATGGGCTTGTATTAGACCATTGCATGCTATTAACTCGTTATGCATTTGCAGGTGAAGCAAGACAACAAATTGTAGAAGTTTCAAAAAATAGACCTATACTGCAAAAACTGTTAAATATCAAACCCAAGTGGGGAATTGATTTTAGTTTAGATTTTGTAACACACGATATTGTAATGGAAGTAATACACATTGAACAAGATTTTGATAATGTTGATGAAGCAGAGCAAGCAAAAGCAAAACTTGAATACCTTATTGAATCAACTGACTGGTTTGATGGTGCAATGCAACTTTATAAACGTAAACACGAATGGCAAAATCTTAGTTCAGACGATCACTCAGATTACAAAGCACAGTTTTTTGGCTGGCATCGTGCGTTTGACAATAAAAAAGTGTTTTCCACTTGACAATATCCCAAACATATCATATAATTATACTAACTTAAATGGAGGTTAGACCATGAGTAGCCGTACCTACGGACCAGAAGAAAGAGCAAAGCTCGAACGCCTTATCAAAGAAGGTATAACAGTACTGTGTGAGATTGAAGATCTCAATGCAGGACTAAAAGAAACAGTTAAGGCTGTTGCAGAAGAACTTGAAATTAAACCAAGTATCATCAACAAAGCAATTAAGGTTGGTAAAAATCGTGATTGGAGCAAGCATTACGATGATTTTGAAGATCTTGAAGGCTTAATTACGATTATGGGTTATGATAAGTAAAATCAAGGACTTTTGGTTACAAAGTTATAAAACAGACCGAACAGCATTTCTTTTTGAACTTATAAGTTTTATATTTACTGTGGGTGCTAGTTTAACACTAGCATTTACAGCAGACAATCCTGATATGCGCATTGTATATCCTGGGTTTTTTATAGGTTCACTAACAGGAGTATATGCTTACTATAGACGCACACTTGCTTGGCCTATGCTACTAACAGCATACTTTGCTTGTGTTAATGTATTTGGATTTGGAGTTGCAATGCAATGGTGGTAAAACCCTATCAATGGTTGGCTTGGCTCAGTACTGTATGCTTACTAACTGCCGCAACACTTGCTGCTTTTAATGTTTATCCAATTTATATATGGGCATTCATTATAAGCAATAGTTTGTGGATTTTAGTCGGTATACTTTGGAAAGAGAAAAGCCTAATTGTTATGAATGCCGGCCTTACGTTTATATACGTAGCAGGATTGTTAGTTTGAAAATATTAATTACAGGTGATAGTTTTGCCGCAAACTGGCCAAATGGAGACGGTTGGCCAAATATGCTTGCTAGACGTCACGATGTAACTAATCTAGCACAAGCAGGTGTTAGTGAATACAAAATATTACAACAAATTAAAAGAAGTAATTTAGAAAATTTCGATAAAATTATAATAAGTCATACAAGTCCTAGCCGTGTGCATACAAAAAAACACCCAATACATAAAAAAGGACTGCACAAAGATTGTGATTTAATTTATACAGACATTGTAAACAGAAACTATTGGTTTAATCCTGCACTACGAGCAGCCAGAGACTGGTTTAAATATCATTATGATGACGAATATCAAATTGATATGTATATTTTAATTCGAAAAGAAATACGAACATTGCTGTCAAGTCATAGTTGTTTAAATATAACACATACAGATATAAGTAACAAGTATACACTAGAACACAATGCTATTGACTTTTCTGGTGTATGGAGGCAACACAAAGGCAAAATAAATCATTATACACAAAAAGGCAACGAAATTGTTTTCAAAAACATACTTGACATTATTGAACTTTGAAAATATAATAAAATTAACGCCAAAATGGCATGTAGATGGTCCGTTGGCCAGTAAGCAACGAGGAGAAAAAATTGAGTTACGTAGACGCTTTCTTTGATCGCGATTCCGATATTATTCGTGTAGTAGAACGCCGCGATGGCAAAAGACACTACCACGAATATCCTGCAAAATATACATTTTATTACAAAGACCCTAAGGGCAAGTACAAAAGTGTGTACGGAGACCCACTAAGTCGTGTACTTTGTAAAAACACAAAAGACTTTCGCAAAGAGGTTGCCATTAACAAAGGCAAAGATTTGTTCGAAAGCGACATTAATCCAATCTTCCAATGTTTAAGTGAAAACTATTTGAACCAAGACGCACCTAAACTAAACATTGCGTTTTGGGATATTGAGACAGACTTTGATCCGGAGCGAGGATTCGCACCAGTTGAAGATCCGTTTATGCCAATCACTGCTATCACTGTATGCTTACAGTGGCTTAATGCACTTATCACTCTTGCTGTTCCGCCAAAAGGATTACCTCTTGAAGATGCACAAAAAATGTGCAAGGAGCGTTGGGGCGATGATGTAATTCTGTTTGATAACGATGCAGACGGCAACGGTGAACGGCAAATGCTGCTTACGTTCTTAGACTTATTAGAAGATGCAGATGTACAGAGCGGTTGGAACTCAGAAGGTTACGATGTTCCGTATACTGTAAATCGTATTCAACGTGTATTAAGCAAAGATGATTGCCGTCGTTTTTGCTTATGGGGGCAGATGCCTAAGAAAAGGGAGTATGAGAAGTTTGGAAAAACGTCCGAGACTTATGATTTCGTTGGAAGAGTTCATCTCGACAGTCTTGAACTTTATAGAAAATATACCTACGAAGAAAGACACACATACAGACTTGATGCAATCGGCGAACTTGAAGTCGGAGAACGCAAAACAGTCTACGAAGGAACATTAGATCAACTTTACAACAACGACTTTGAAACATTTATTGAGTATAACAGACAAGACGTTGCACTACTTGACAAATTAGACAAGAAACTAAGATTTATTGACTTGTCAAACGAACTTGCACACGCAAACACAGTTCTTCTACAAACAACAATGGGTGCTGTTGCTGTTACAGAGCAAGCAATTATTAACGAAGCACATCACAGAGGATTGCAAGTTCCAAACAGACCAAAGCGTGATGATGAAAACACACAAGCCGCAGGTGCTTATGTTGCGTTTCCTAAGAAGGGTGTTCACAAGTGGATTGGTTCGATGGATTTGAACTCACTATATCCATCTGTAATTCGTGCGCTGAACATGGCTCCGGAAACTATTGTAGGGCAAATACGTCCTGAGATTAGCGAAGCCCGTGTACACGAAGACATGAATTTGAAAAAGAAATCTTTCGCAGGTAGTTGGGAAGGACGCTTCAGCACAGAAGAATACGAAGCAGTTATGGAGAAGCGCAAAGACGTTGCACTAACTGTAGATTTTGAGAATGGACAAACCGAAGTGTTCAGCGGAGCAGAATTATATAAACTTATTTTTGATAGCAGTATGCCTTGGATGCTAAGTTCAAACGGTACTATTTTTACTACAGAGTTTGAAGGAGTTATCCCAGGTATTTTGAAGAGGTGGTATGCAGAACGAAAAGACTTACAGAAAATGCTTAAAAAGGCAAAAGATGCAGGCAATGATGCTGAGATTGCATTTTGGGACAAGCGGCAACTTGTTAAAAAAATTAATCTTAACTCTCTTTACGGGGCCATTCTTAATCCTGGCTGTAGATTTTTTGACAAAAGGATAGGACAGTCTACTACACTAACAGGTCGTACTATCGTTAAGCACATGAGTGCAGAAGTTAACAAAGTTATTACGGGCGAGTATGATCATGTAGGTAAAAGTGTTATCTATGGTGATACTGACTCTGTTTACTTTAGTGCATATCCTGTTCTAAAAGATGAAATTCAAGCAGGAACTATTCCTTGGACGAAAGAGAGTGTGATTACACTATATGATCAAGTTGCAGACGAAGCAAACAGTACATTTATAGACTTTATGGGCAAGGCATTTCATTGTCCAAAAAGCCGTGCAGACGTTATTGCCGCAGGTAGAGAAATTGTTGCAGAAAGCGGATTGTATATTACTAAGAAGCGTTATGCGGCATTAGTGTATGACACAGAAGGTTTTCGTTCAGACGTAGATGGCAAGCCAGGCAAGGTTAAGGCTATGGGCTTAGACCTGAGACGTTCAGATACTCCTGTGTTTATGCAAGAGTTTCTAAGTGAAATCTTGCTTATGGTGTTGCAAGACAAATCGCAAGAAGAAATACTACAACGTATTACTGAATTCCGCAAAGAGTTTGAACAACGTCCGGGCTACGAAAAAGGTTCGCCTAAACGTGCAAACAAAATTGGACACTATCAGCGTCTTGAACAGAAACAAGGCAAAGCAAACATGCCCGGACACGTTCGTGCTTCAATCAACTGGAACACACTCAAGCGTATGAATGGCGACAAGTATTCGCAAGAGATTGTAGACGGTATGAAAGTTATTGTTTGCAAACTAAAACCAAACCCATTAGGATTTACTAGTGTTGCATATCCTACAGATGAATTACGTTTGCCAGAATGGTTTAAGGAACTTCCATTTGATGATGCAGCAATGGCGGAAACAATTATTGACAACAAACTAGATAATTTGATCGGTGTGCTAGATTATCCGTTAGAAGATACTAAACAGCACAATACATTTAATAGTTTGTTCGACTTTGGATGATAATTTGAGAACGAGGAGAATTAATCGATAAATCAATAAAATCGCTTAAGAAGTCAAAATGCGAACAGAGATCTTCAAAAAGTTCTCCTGTGACTTGGCTATAAGAAGTTTTTCCTATATTTTGAAAGTAGTTTCGTTTTAAACCTCGCCTGCTTCCATATGTTGGAAATACCCCTGTAACAAAAAGACATGTATCGCCTAGTTCTTTTGCATTTCTTCTTGTTTGTGCTTGTAATAGTGACTCAGCAAAAGACTCTTTAGGTTCCCAATTAGGTCTGTCTATATGAATTGCTAAGAGCGCAACGATGTAATGCTCAAGATGTACTGGTAATTGATAACCCGTTTCTTCTTGAGTCTCACGAACAACACCGAAAAAAGCGTGAGTGTATGCATCGTCCATAATAATATTTATCGGTTGACAAATTTTTCTAAATATTGTATACTTAAAATACGGAGACTTATATGAACAAGAAAGAAGCCATACAAGAAATGATAGATGGACAAAGAAAGTTCATGCAAGATGTAAATCAAAATGGCTATGAAGAAAAACGCTATTGGTTTGAACAAGAAGATTATCGTAACAAACAGGCAGAACTAGCCAAAGTTATACAAAACGAAGCCCATAGAGAAAATTGGGAGGGATACAAAGATGCCCTCAAAGTAGACATAGGAAATATTGAATGAAAGTAGGATTTACTTGTTCGACATTTGATTTATTACACGCTGGTCACGTACAAATGCTACGTGAAGCAAAAGAACAGTGTGACTATCTTATAGTTGGATTGCAAATTGATCCTAGTTTGGATCGACCTAAGAAGAATGCCCCGATACAGACTGTTGTAGAAAGGTATACTCAGTTAAAAGCAGTAAGTTACGTAGATGAAATTATTCCATACATCACCGAGAACGATTTAGAAGATATTCTAAGAATGTATCATATTGATGTTAGAATACTAGGTGAGGAATATAGAGACAAAGACTTCACCGGTAGAGACACATGTCGAAGAAGAGAAATCGACTTGTATTTTAACAAACGAGATCATCGCTTTTCATCAAGTGATTTGAGAAAACGAGTAGCAAAAGTAGAACGCGATGGACCGATTAATTCAACACCAGAGTCAAATTAATAAGAGAGGACGAAATGGGACAACTACCTGAAGGAAGAAAAGCACTAACAGACGGTGATATGGTTATACTGTTGCATAACATGGCCCGAGATGCAGAAAAGGCTAAAAACGAATACCTTGGTTCTGAACTAAGAGAAACAGCAGACCGTTTTTCAGAACTTGTAAAAGCAGCAAGTATTGCACAGCATAAGGCACAGCAAGGATGAAAAGAGTACTTTGGGACCTATTATGGATTGCAATAGCAGTTGTTATTGGATACCAAATTGGTTTAGCCGAACATCCGTATACCAAATGTGTAGACAAAGGATTCACTAATCCTGTTGATATCGGTGAATGTATTTGGTTGTTACAAAATCAAGCGAGTTTAAGATAATGTGGGTTTTGTTTGTTTTAAGTTTTGTAATTGGGCAAGAAGAAATAAAAGTAACCTTTTACGACGAATACAAAACCAGTAACGACTGCTATATTGAACAAGCAGTATTAGAAGCCAACTTTACGCAAGGTGAGGTTGCACTATGCATAGAGAAAAAACCGAATGAATGATTTTAATTTATGGGATCTCAAGCGTCTTCAAGAAGAAATTGAAGATTTAAAAAATCTATTAGAGATGTTAACTAAAAAAGTAGAAAGGCTAGAGTCGCATATTACAGATGACGGGAAATAAGTTTATATTTGATGTAGACGGAACTTTGACACCAAGCCGGCAATCTATTGACCAAGAATTTGCCTCTTGGTTCGGACAGTTTTGTCAAAGCAATCATGTATACTTAGTTACTGGAAGTGATTATCCCAAAACACTCGAGCAAATCGGTCAAGATCTGTGTAATAGTGTAAAAAGAATCTACAACTGTAACGGAAATGATGTTTGGGAAAAAGGTGTAAACATCCACTCAAATAAATGGATACTTCCTCTTCCTGCACACGAGTGGCTAGATGAACAACTATCACAAAGTGAATTTCCATTACGAACAGGTTTGCATTTTGAAAATCGACCTGGTATGGTTAATTTTAGCATTGTAGGTAGAAACGCAACTAGAAAACAACGTGCCCAGTATGTAGAATGGGACAAAAAGACAAACGAACGTGATAATATTGCAGAATGGTTTAATAAACTGTTTCCTGAATTAGAAGCCCGTCCGGGTGGTGAAACAGGAATTGATATCGGACCTTGTGGATTAAATAAATCTCAAATAATAAAAGATTTTGATATTGAAGACAAAATTTATTTTTTCGGTGATAGACAAGACCCTGCAGGAAATGATTATCCACTAGCAGAAGCAAATAAAACTGGCAGAAACTTTCATGTTACAGGCTGGACTCAAACAAAAGAATATTTGCAATGGTTACAAGAAATGGGAGATGCACTATGAAAATCATGCTAACAGGACATAGAGGATTTATAGGCAGTTATTTGCTAAGGCGGCTTACTAAAAAACATAGTGTAGTTGGTTTTGATTTACAAGACGGTTGGGATCGAGACGGGTTAAATAACACTCAAGATTTACTTACATGTGACTTACCAGAAGAATTTGATTTAATTATACATCTAGCAGGTAAAAGTGGTGTAAGAGAATCTATAAAAGACCCTGCAGGCTATTGGCGCAATAATGTAGAAGTTACAAAACGTTTATTATCAAGATACGAAGGTACACGTATGCTTATTGCTAGTTCAAGTTCAGCATACGAACCACATCTTAATCCATACGCTGCCAGTAAGTATATCATGGAGGAAGCAGCCACTTGTTATCCTAATACCCTTTGTATGCGGTTCCATACCGTTTATTCAAGTACTCCTCGCAAAGGTATGTTTATGCAAAAACTACAAGATGGAGAACTAGAGTACGTTACAAATCATTATAGAGATTTTATACATGTAGAAGATCTCTGTGATGCTATCGAGCTGTGTATGAAAAGTAAGTACACAGGAGACATTGATATTGGTACCGGTACGCCTGTACGTATACAAGATTTTGCACCTGATCTACCTGTTAGATTAACAACTCCAAACGAGCGTAATTGGACTTGTGCAAATATGGAAAAAATTCGTAGCCTCGGATTTAAACCTAAATACTCAGTAGAAAATTTCTTGACAAACAAAGATTTAGGCAATATAATAAAATTTACAAATGGAGAAACAGTCACATGAAAGACATTTTACAAGATATCGTTGCTCACACACATTCACTAGGTTTTCTTAGTCTAGTAAAAGTAAGCAACGACGAAAGCACACAGATTGATGCTATGGCAGAAGATCGTAGCGTTATTTTAAGTGCATCAACACACTCACCTGTTGCAGAGTTCAAAGGCACGTTTGGTATGCCTAACTTAGACAAGTTAGCATTGCATTTGAAAAATCCGGAGTATCAAAAAGATGCAAAGATTCAAGTCGTTGAAGCAGAACGTAATGGCGAAACTGTACCAACGCACATTCACTTTGAAAACGATGCAGGAGACTTCCAAAATGATTATCGCTTTATGAACAAAGCAATCATTGAAGAAAAACTTAAAACTGTTAAGTTTAAGGGTGCAGGCTGGAATGTAACATTTAAGCCAAGCATTGGTGCTATTGGACGTTTAAAACTACAAGCGGCTGCACACGCCGAAGAGCCGACATTCAACGTATCAACAAAAGACACCGGCGGAGTAACTGACTTAGTGTTCAGTTTTGGTGATGCAAGTACACACGCAGGTTCGTTTGTTTTTGAAACCGGTGTTGAAGGTTCACTTACACATACTTGGAGTTGGCCTATTGCACAAGTGCAAGCAATTCTAGGACTTAACGGTGACATTACTATGAGCATTTCTGATCAAGGTGCAATGCAAATTACTGTTGATTCAGGACTAACCAAATACGACTATATTCTTCCAGCACAGAGTAAGTAATGAACAGAGATTTAACTGCAACACAAAATGACTATGCTGTTTTTCTTCCAGCGTTAAGTGGCTTCTATGCCACTTACGTTGGTAAACAGCGTCATGATGAATACGTAGACAAAAATCGTATTCCAAGCAATTTTGCTAATGGTGTTGAGAGTTTAAACTATCTTAATGCACAAGAAGGTGCATTTACTTACAAATGGACTCTATACTCTGCAGGACATGCTGACTTAGACACAACTAAGTTTGTTCCAAAAGAAGATATGGTACGTAATAGAGATAGAGAGAACACTTGGCTACTAGGCGACTCAGGCGGCTTCCAAATTGGTAAGGGTGTTTGGGAAGGTGATTGGAAAGATCCTAACTGTCCAAAAGCACAAAAGAAACGTGATGGTGTGTTGCGTTGGATGGATGCTTACATGGACTACGGAATGATACTTGATATTCCTGCTTGGGTGGCACGTTCACCCAAAGGTGCAGAAGCAACTGGTATTTCAACTTATCAAGAAGCAGTTGATGCAACACGTATAAACAACGAATACTTTATGAAACATCGTACTGGGGCTTGTAAGTTCTTAAACGTACTACAAGGAGAAAACCATCCAGAAGCAGATGACTGGTACGAACAAATGAAAGACTTTTGTGACCCTGCAAAATATCCAGATACACACTTTAATGGATGGTCAATGGGTGGACAAAACATGTGTGACCTGGAACTTGCACTAAGACGTATTGTTACACTACACTACGACGGCTTGCTACAAAAAGGTGTACACGATGTAATGCACTTCCTAGGTACTTCAAAACTAGAATGGGCATTACTACTAACAGATATTCAACGTGCTGTGAGAAAGTATTACAATGAAAACTTTACTATTACTTTTGATTGTGCTAGTCCTTTTCTCGCAACCGCAAACGGACAAATATACATTCAAAATGAAACAGAGGATAGGTCGAAATGGACATATCGAATGGTACCGTCGGTTGACGATAAAAAATATGCTACAGACAACCGCTTGTTTAGAGACGCTGTTATATCAGATGGGGTATTTAAAAACTTTGAAGACAGTCCAGTCACTGCTGAACTCAAAGTATCAGACGTTTGCACTTATGCTCCAGGAGACCTAAATAAAATAGGCAAAGAAGGCAAAACGTCTTGGGATAGTTTTTCATATGCTATCCAAATGGGGCATAATGTTTGGAGTCACATAAATGCAGTACAAGAAGCAAATAGACAATACGACAACGGAATCATTCCGCGCATGCTTGTTCAAGAGCAATTTGACAGGGTATTTTTTAGAGATGTTGTGGAAGCAATTTTCTCAAAGACTACACTAGAAGATTCGTTACAAGTTATTGAAGACAATGAAAAGTTTTTTATGACTATACGTGGTACACGAGGGTACACTGGTAAAAAAATTATTAGTGCAAGACCTAAGTTTGCTGAATTATTTGATGTAGAAGATTCAGAAGATGAAGATCTACACGAAGACGGTGTCTTTTCAGAGGCAGAAGAACATAAACTTGAGGAATTAGAAGATGAGCAATTTCACGGAGCGTCACAATAAAATTGCAGTTTACTTGCAAGAACTTTATCGAAAGCATAGAGCTCTTGACGATGAAATAAAATTAATGTATAATAAATTTGAAAGTGATCAGAAAGTGAATATTCTTAAAACTAAGAAACTTTGGTTAAAAGACGAGATACATAGACTAGAAACAGAATTGAAGGCACTAGGATGAAGCGAGATTACGCAGAAGGCAGTTTAGATACACCTACAATGTTTACAGGTGTAGAAGTTGAAAAAACACCTGCATATGGGTTACAAACATTGTTTATAGACGGTATTCAAGATACTGATATTATATTGCATTGGTATAACAAACACAACTGTAAACACATTTTCTTTGGTGCTAACCACAGTTTTAATCCAGGTACAAACTTTCCAGAAGATGGTGATGAGTGGGCATTATGGGAAGATATGATTAAGGAGTTTCTGGCTGAAGGATATCTTTGTTCACTTGACATTCCTATTGCACTTGCTGAAGCATTTTTAGAAAGCGGTTTAACCGAATATGATAATTTTATCCCACAACTTCGCGTTCCGGTGCCTTACGTGAAACAGTGGAACTACAACACTATGTTGAAGATTGACGACAAAGACTTTAAGGCATCTAACCCTGGCGTTTGGTGCCATAGTTTGCACGATCTGTTAGATAGAGAAAAATTTACAGATTGGACAAAATATGGCCTTGACAAAGTTATAAAATGAGTTTATAATGAATGAACAAAATGAACGTTATCACGACTACATGTTACGTAGAATGAGAGAAGAAGACCATAAAATGTATATGGAAAACAAAGTACAAAGAAGTATATGGGTTACCTTTAAGAAAGAAGGTATTCATAAATATCCCGCAGCACTTGACGACCCTAAACTAGCAACAGGAGATTGGGATGATGTATCGTTTCTTGGCTATCCTCATCGTCATATTTTCCACTTCCGGGTGCGTATCCAGGTGCAACACAACGATAGAGACATCGAATTCATCCAGTTCAAACGCTGGCTCGAACGGCTCTATTCTGGAACAAATGATGGAGAAAATTCGTCCAGTGACGAAGTGCTCCTTCTAGATTACAAATCGTGTGAAATGATTGCAGACGATTTGTATGAAAAGATTTCTGCAAAGTACCCCGGCCGCTTTGTTGAAATTGAAGTCTCCGAAGACGGAGAAAATGGCTGTAACATCTTTTATCCAAAACCATCATAATAAGAGGTAAATTAAAATGGCAGTTGAATTTAATCGTGCTGCGTATCAAAAAGTGTTCAATGATCTTGATGCGTATCTTGATTATTGTCGTTTCGAAGGTAAGGTCTTTGACGAAAAGGCCTTGTACAATAACAAAGACGCTAACTGGCAGGCCTACCAGAAGTATCAAGGTTGGCTTCGAGCAAAAACTCGGAATGCTGCTCGAAAAGCAAATAATCGGAGGAATTAATGACTATCTATGTTGTAGATATTGAAGCAGTAGACACACGTTACACTAAACAATGGAAGGACTTTCTTCCAAAGCAACTGCTAAGATCTACAAACGAAGAAGTCGTTGTAATTAGTGGTGGGGAAACGCCTCAGGCTACTACGCCTGGGGCTTTCCTAAACTTTGGCGGTACTAATGTGTACAAGTCAAAACAACTCGAGCAGATAGGAGAAATGTTCTGTGAAGGGAAAGTTAAGACTGGCGACTATTTTTTGTATACCGATGCCTGGAATCCTACAGTTATACAACTACGCTACATGGCAGAGTTACTGGGTGTTAGCATTCGCATTGGTGGCCTCTGGCATGCTGGTAGTTATGACCCACAAGATTTCTTGGGAAGATTAATAGGTGACAAACCTTGGGTAAGACATGCTGAAAAGAGCATGTATTACACATACGATGATAACTTCTTTGCTACAGATTTTCATATTGAGATGTTTGTGCGTACATTGTTTGGACTTGATAATCCTTGGGAAGAAGATGATGTAGCAGAAGCACTTGCTGGCGAGTGTGATAAGATTAAACGTGTTGGCTGGCCTATGGAGTATTTAAAAAATACTCTAGATAGTTACAAAGGCATGGAAAAGCGTAACCTTATACTTTTCCCGCATCGTATTGCTCCTGAGAAACAAGTTGAAATATTCCGTGATCTAGCAGAACAACTTCCTGAATATGAGTTTGTTGTATGTCAGGAACGCTCTCTTAGTAAAAACGAATATCATAACTTGCTAGGTGAAGCAAAACTAGTGTTTAGTGCTAACCTACAAGAGACACTTGGTATTAGTTGGTATGAAGGCGCACTTGTAAATGCTATTCCTATGGTGCCAGACAGACTAAGTTATAGTGAAATGGCGCTGCCTGAATTTAAATATCCAAGTGCATGGACTGAAGATTACTTTGCTTATAGAAAGTATAGAGGTTTGATAGTTGACAAGATTCGAGATTATGTAGAAAACTATGAAGACTATCTTGTAAGTTTAGACAAACAACGTACTAAACTAAACAAAGAGTTTTTTAGCGGAGCAGCCTTGTATGACACAATCAAAGAACGATAGTACTATTACTATCACCGGTCTTAATCCAACTGACGATGTTCATCTCACTATCGAAGATGAAACTGTCTACGATTTAGATACGTATAACAGTAGT